GTTGTATAGAATATTTCATGGAAAAACGAGCAATTTGTGTAATTGGATATACACCAAATGAAATATGGTTAGAATTTTTGAACAAAATAGATAGTCATTTCGGGTATGATTTATATTTTGTAATTGATGTAGATTATGTTGATTATAATGCAATGTATGGCGACAAATATCCAAATGTAAAAATTATTAGAATATCTCACGCCGAAACAGAAGAAAATAATTTTATAAATTCATCAAGTAGATTAGGATTTCCAAAAATTATTGCATGGGATAAAGCTCTTTATTATTTTTGTAAATTGAATACTGAATATGATTATGTATGGTTTTTTGAAGATGATGCATTTTTATATGATATAAATACACTTGTTGCAATAGATAAAAAATACCCAGATAGTGACCTTTTAACAAAAGATTACGAAGTGAACGAAAACGGAGAACATAATTATTGGTTTTGGTACGGCATCGATTTTTTCATACCCCCTCCGTATTATAATGCGATGATTTGTGTTTCACGATTATCAAAAAAAATGTTCCAAAAACTACATGAATATGTAGCTGAATCAAAAACATTGTTATTTATTGAGGCAATGATACCTACTATTGCGAAACATCATAAACTATTATATGACCATCCGGTTGAAATGAATAATACATTACAATGGCGTTATGATTGGAATATTACAAACATAACTCCTGAAAATATATACCATCCAATAAAAAATATTGAAAAGCATAAAACAATTCGTGAAGAATTAGAGCAGATGAAACATTAGTTTCTCTAAACGATTTCTAAATCTTTTAATTTCCAATATTCACAACCTCCATTCGGTAAAGGTCGTTTTACAATAAATGGGATTTTTTTCTGTTCAAGTTCTTTTAATGCAATTAAATATCCATCAATTATATCAGTTTCAACTGGTATAAACGGTTTCGCTCCCGAATTTATTTGATGTGTTCTTTCGCCTAAAATTCGTGTTTTTTCATATTTTGTTAAGAATGGTAATGTTTGATGTAATGGGTCCACAATTGTTCCATTTTCATTTCTAATAATGGTTGTTAAATTTTCAATTTCTTCATAATTATGAAATTGCAGTTCTGGGTGGTAATCTGTTATAACATTTTTTTTTATATTTTCGTTAAATTTTTGTAAATAATTTTCATCGTCATCGTCTTCATCATCATCATCTTCATCGTCGTCTATCATATTAAAAGCCGTTTTTGTTGGATTTTCATCCGATTTAAATATTTTTTCTACTTCATTATATTCGTCATCAATATCTTCATCGTCGTCATCTTCTTCTTCACTTTCACTTTCAACTGATTCTTCGGTTTCATCATCTTCATAATCATCATCATCATTTTTATTAATAGTATTAAAATTGGTTTTTTTAGGTAAAGCTAATACATTTTCAGGTTCAGATTCTGTTTCAGATTCAATATCAGATGGGTATTCATCTTTTTCGTCCATTTTATATATATAGTGTAATATTTCTAAATATATTAAAAAAGAAATACATTCAATTTTTTGGTTTATTTATTTTATTTTTATCGATTTATTTATTATCATCTGTTTTCCATGTATGGTCGCATTCAGAACAAATGTACAAATATTTAAGATTATCATCATCATAACGAATATAAATTACTTCGGGCATTTTATGGCCGGTTTCAGTGTTTGTTTTGCAACCAATATTTGGACATTTTACATTATAAATACGTGGTAAGGTTGGGTCTAGTTTGGTATATTTATTAATAATATGATTGAATTTTTGTTCGCCTTTTTTTAATTGAGTATTTAAAACACATACGCCTTCATCTGTAATAGTTTCATCCTTATTTCCACAATTACGGCAATAGTAAATTAATTTATTAGTATCATTTTCATTAATACTAATGTATAACATATTGGAACAGATATTGCAGAATTTCATTGTATTGTATATATTAAAACTATTATTTTATTTTATTTATATAATCAATTTTTTGTTATATAAATTTGGAATGCTGTTTTATGCAATAAATTGATACACCTTTGCACAATTACCCGAAGAGAAACCATTCTGGGCCGATTTATCAACAGTCAGTTTCACCTTACAAGTGATTAAACCATGCGCTCCCTTCGGGTAAATGCGCAAATGTGTAAAATATCCTAAAATGTTTGGTTTCATGTCTTTTTCAAAAAATTGAATCCGGAAAAAAATATAAAAATATATGTATATTTATTATAACAATTATGGCGACTAAAACTCGTCTAGTAAATACAGAATCAAATACAGGTAATGATGTGCAAATATCACCAAAGATGCAATATAAAAGTTCAAAAAAACTCAATGATTATTTGATGAAACATAGTGCAAAGAATAGTGATATGCCTTATACAAATACGCGAATGCCTGATAAAGTACAAGACCCTAAAATATCTGGAATTTATGGTGGTTCGTATTATATAAGTGATGAAGAATATCCTGACTTCTTACGTTTATATGCTAGTGAAATATTAACAAAAAATCGTGAAGAATATTTAACTGAAAAACAATTAGATTCAAATGGCCCAATTTTGATAGATATTGATTTACACTTTGATTATGCAGTGGATAAACGATTATATGATATATCACATATAGAAGATGGAATTGACATATATTTAGCCGAATTAAAAACTATATATCAATTTGATGAAAACACGAAGTTCAATATATATGTGATGCAAAAGAATGATGTAAATCGTGTGGTTGAAAAAAATATTACAAAAGACGGTATTCACATTATTATTGGGTTACAATGTGAGCGTCTGACACAAATATTATTAAGAAAAAAAGTTATTCCAAAAATTGCAGAAGCATGGTCTGATTTTCCGATTGTAAATACATGGGATGGCGTATTTGATGAGGGTGTTACTAAGGCAGATGCACCTTGGCAATTATACGGGTCACGCAAACCATATCATGATGTTTACAAATTAACATATATTTATGAAATTACATATGATACTGATGATGGTGAATTTATTCGAAACAGTATTAACTTAAAAGATTTTGATGTCATTGAAAACATTGATAAATTATCAGCCAGATATACTGACCATCCAAGTTTATTTTATACAAGCGAATTTATAAAAACAAAAGAATCGAATGGAGGTCTACTAAATAATGTAAAACAAGCAAAACAAAAACGCATGGCGTTGAATAATTATTCCGATGTAAATGGATATATTTTAAAAATAAAAAATCGTGATGAATTAAAAGATGCATTGGACGAATTTTTAGATTCAATTCAATCATTTGATTATGAATTAAGAGAAGCACATGACTATACCATGACATTACCAGAATCATATTATGGTAATGGTTCATATCTAAAATGGATTCGTGTTGGATGGGCATTACGTAACATTCATGATAGTTTATTGATAGTTTGGGTAGCATTTAGTGCATTGGCTGAAAATTTTGATTTTAATACAATACCGGAGTTATATGAACGATGGCAAAAATTTGATTTAAAAAATTCCCAAGGATTAACAAAACGTTCAATTATGCATTGGTCAAGAGAAGATGCTCTTGAAAAATTTAAAAAAGTGAGAGAAAACAGTATTGATTTCTATATTGACCAAACCATAAAAACAATAACATTGGATAAAATTAGAAGTGATAAGAATTCAAGTGGTTGCGGTGATTTTGATATTGCCGGTGTATTATACCAATTACATAAACATGATTATGTATGTGTAAGTGTTTCAAAAGGAATATGGTATCAATTGAAGAAACATTGTTGGATTCAAAATGATTCAGGTACAACATTGCGTCATTCCATTTCAACCACATTACGTAATTTATATTGGAAAAGAGCTCAGAGTTTAATGAATCAAGCCAGTTCATTGAATCCACCGGATGAAGCTAAATCCAAACGTATGCAAGACAATGCAAACAAGATTTTAAGCATTTGCACAAGATTAGGTAATACAAATGACAAGAACAATATTATGAGAGAATCCAGAGAATGGTTCTATGACCCAGATTTCCTACAACAATTGGATAGTAACCCATATTTACTATCATTCAATAATGGAGTAATTGATTTTGAACGCAAAATTTTCAGAAAAGGTTATCCAGAAGACCATTTATCAAAATGCACGAAAATAGACTATGTAGCATTGGATAAAGAAAAACATAAACAAACCATAGATGAAATCAATGATTTTATGCATAAACTATTCCCAGACCCGCAATTATACAAATATATGTGGGAACATTTAGCATCTACTTTGATAGGAACTTCATCCAATCAAACATTCAATATGTATGTCGGTATTGGTGCGAACGGAAAATCAGTGTTGACCGATTTGATGAAGGAATGTTTAGGTGATTATAAAGGCGATGTTCCACTATCCTTAATTACAGATAGACGAGGTAAGATTGGTGGTTTAGCACCAGAAATAGTAGCATTAAAAGGCGTCCGCTATGCTCTTATGCAAGAGCCGCAAGAAGGTGACCAGATTAACGAAGGTGTGTTAAAACAGCTAACCAGTGGTTTTGACCCAATTACAGCCCGTGCACCATATATGACTGAAATGGTAACATTCATTCCGCAATTTAAATTATGTGTTTGTACAAACGTATTGATGGAAATCAAAAGTCAAGACCATGGAACATGGAGAAGAATTCGCGTCGTAGATTTTGAATCATTATTTACAAATACTCCGGTGGAAGGTGACCCAGAAAAACCATATCAATTCTTGAAGGACACCAAAATTAATGAGAAATTTCCAGTATGGCGCGAAGTATTTATGGCTATGTTAGTAGATATTGCGTTTAAGACAGAAGGCTTGGTTCATGATTGCCCGCGAGTGTTATCCGCCAGTAATTCGTATAAGGAAAAGAATGATTATATTGCAGAATTTATTCGCGATAGAATCATAACAGACCCTAATGGAAAAGTATCAAAATCAGAAATTACCAACGAGTTTTCAATATGGTATAAATCAATTCATGGAAGCAATGGCGCGCCTAGTTCTAAAAAAGTGCATACATATATGGATAAAAAGTATGGAAGTTATGATAAAAAACGAGCATGGACTGGAATTCGTATTAATTATGATAATGAAGTAATAAATTCAGGGTCAGATGAAGATAATGATATTGATGATATTAATGAAAATGATTTATAATTTTATATGTAAATTTGTAATAAAATTATATTTTTATATTGAATATCAAAGAAAATAATATGTATCATTATCAGATATGAAATCACGGGACTACTACTTTGGACAATTCATTCAATTGTTCTATTGTGTTTATTCCCATTACTTCATGTTGTTTTTCTTTACAAATATCATATGTGTCTATAATCAAGTTTTCTTTTTCTTTTATAATAGCAATAATATCTGTTAAGTAATACTCATTTTGTGAATTATTATTTATTAATTGGTCTATATATTTACATAAAATACTTGAATCAAATGCATAAATCCCACAATTTACTTTGGTTATTAATTTTTCAGTGGCCGTACAATCTTTTTCCTCTATTATTTTCATAAATTGATTTGCATATTCAATTATACGACCATACCCAGTTGGGTTGTCTAATTGGGTTGTTACAATATTAACATGATTACAATTTTGTAAAACAGTTGATATAGTAGAATATTTAATAAGAGGTACATCGCCGGATAATATAATTACATTCGAATTTTCATAATCTAACAGTCTGGATTTGCAACACTGAATTGCATGACCGGTGCCAAGTGGTTCAGGCTGAATTATAAATTCAATATCATCAATATACGTGTATTTTGTCAATTCATTTACAATAATATCTTTATACTTACCAACTACAATGAATATTTGGTCGGGGTGTAATAGACGAGATTCTTCTATCACATGAAGTAACATTGGTTTATTCAATATACTGTGTAAAACTTTTGGTAGTTCAGAATTCATTCGTTTACCAAGACCTCCTGCTAAAATAGTTACGATTAATTTTTTGGTCATAATATAAATATAAAAAATGATAATATTTATATTATTTTGCAGTATATGTAAATCCCTAATAACTATCCATGTTAAATGGAACACCAGATACAAATGAATACAAGTAATATGTTACAAAATATACCCAAAAATTTATATATTCAATTGTAAAAGGATATATTACTAAAATAATCGTTATGAATATTTTTAAATATATTCCGATTGTTGTGTTAAAAATGAATAAATATGATATTAAAAACAATACTAATATGTAAAAAACAAAATACAATACATTATTTAATTCTTTTTGTCTATAATATTGTTGTTTTTTATAAAAAACCTGGGTATCATCTGCCGTATAATTATTTGTATTTTGTTGTATTTGACTTTCTAATAATTTATTTTCTCTGATTACGTCATTTAGATTTTTTTCTGCAACATCAAACCCTTCTATATTACTAAAATTTTCTAATTTACTGTTTTTTGTAATAATATTCAAATAACCGGTTTCATTACCACTACCATACATTTTATCTTTATAAAACTTTTGTTGGTTTGAAATATCTCTTATATTAAAATTCAACCCTGTTATTTGTGTTGTCAAATCTGAATTTTTTTTTGTTAATTCTGAATTTATTTTTATTAATTCGTTATTTTTTACCAACAATGGGTTTATCGGTTGAGGTTTGGGTTTAGGTTTAGAAAGTGGTTTAGGTTTAGAAAGTGGTTTAGGTTTAGAAACTGGTTTAGGTTTAGGAAGTGGTTTAGGTTTAGGTGGAGGTCTACGTCTAGCCATATTTTTATCTAAAATATCGGTATATTATATTTTTGCATAATTATCAAATTCAGATGGTTTAAATGGAGTTACTACACTCCCATTAACTATTATATCTGAATTTTCAAATCCACTAAATGAATCATAAATTGTAGTAAATCCTGATATTACATTCCCAGACATGCATACTAAATTACCAGCGTCCCACTGTGTTCCAGTTGAACAACATGCTGCTCCAATACAATTATTACCAATATCTATTCCTGCAACCGCACTTAAATTTCCGGACGCAACATCTTTCTCTCGTTGTTTGTTTAATTCCTCTTTACTTATTATATTGGCGTTTTCCATATTTATTTTATCAAAATTCAATCTATCTCTGCTATATATAATAATTAAATTATAAACAACAAAAATAATTATAAATGCAAATACAAAAATACTTACTAAATCAACTAATAAAGTAGGTATAATTGGAAAAAAATATTGAATTATTACAATTGTAAAATATATCAATAATACGATAACAACTACAACTGCAATATAATTATAATATATGTATCGTTTTCGGTAACTTTCATTTAATTCTTGAATTCTATTTTGACTAAATTCAGCTTTATCAATCAATTCTTTTTTAGTTTTTAATCTGTTCTTTTCATTAATTAGTACATTATCTACATCTGATATATTAGTTAATGTATATGTCGACGGTGCACTTGTATTTGACATTATAATATATATATAAATATATTATA